GCTCCTTTCACTCTTGGCGATATTTATGATTTTGGCGACGAAATCTTTATTAAGCTTGACGAAGGTAAGAAGAAGGGTGATAAGTCCAAGGATAAGCCTAAGGACAAGCCTGATTTCACTACTGGAGCTCGCAAAGGCGATAAGTCCAAAACCCATTCTGGCAAAGATTTTGAGAAGAATGGCAATGGAAACGGTAACGGCGACGATGATGATGAAAATGGCGACTCCTGTGCCTTTGGTGGCAAGAAAGGCGACAAGTCTCAAACCCATGGAGGCTTAGATTTCAAAAGTCTTAAAAAAAAAGCAAAAAAGTAGTTAAGGAGGAAGAATCCTCCGCAGAGCGCGTTCAGCGCCAAGTTGGCAACCTGAACACCTCTTCTCCGAAGGGTAAAGAGAGAGCTACACATTTACAGCGCCGCCAGAAGGCTCAACAACTAGACAAGACTAATCCCGTCACGAAGCCCAAAGCCGCGCCCGCCGCAGCCGCAAACGCAGCAGCTAAAGCACATGGCAATATATAATGAGTAAATCTTACGCACAGATGGCTGATGAGATTCTTAGCGGGGCTTTAACAGATCCCAGCAAGAATCCTATGGATCCCTCTGTAGGTCACCAAGCCCATATGCCAGCCATGGACCCTAGTGATACATTGTTAGAGATGAATGATTCCCAACGCGCCCAGTTAATGAACATGGCTGGAGTCCCCGCTCAAGAGAAAGTTATTGAGGAAACGGTAACACCTGTCGAACCAGAAGTTGTCTCCACTACCTCTTTAGAGTTAACACCCCAAGAATTGGAGACTTTATCTGAAGCCAAAAGAATAATTGAAAAAATTCAAGAGATGACGAGCGTCGGCTGTATTGGGGTAAATATGGCAGGAGGGGTTAAAGGAGACCCTAAGCAAATCAAACTTCCTGGAGACACGAAAACCGCACCCAAAAAACGCACTAAGAAAAAAGTGAAAACCAAAGCCACACAAAGTGACTTCTTGTCCTATTTAAAAGCCTAATGTTACTAAGAGACTTCAACGATTTCCAACCCCTACAGATTCTAAGCGAAGGTAAGAGAGGTAAAACCATGAAGGTTCGTGGTATCTTCAGCGAAGCTGAGAAGAAGAACGGTAATGGTCGAATCTATGAGAGGAAACTATTAGAGAGAGAAGTTAAGAAGTTGGAGCCACTTATTGGTGAACGTAGGTTGTGTGGAGAATTAGACCATCCTAACGATGAGGTTGTGCATCTTTCAAATGTGTCTCATATTATCACGGATTTACGCATGGACGGAAATACCTTAATGGGTGAGGCTGAATTTCTGGACACCCCTTCTGGAAGAATCCTACAAGAACTAGCTAAAGCTGGTGTTCGTATTGGTATTTCTTCCCGCGCTACTGGTAGCGTTGAGCATGATATGAAGGAGGATGCTTACATGGTTCAAGATAATCTACGCATGATTACTTGGGATATGGTGGCTGATCCATCATGCCAAAATGCATTCCCATCGCTCGTTGAACATAAGCAGTTAATGGAGAGGAGAGATGTTTCCCCCAGTTACCAAGATAAACTACAAGAAGAACGTGTTTATCTAACCGCTTTACGCCGACTTTTGAATGAAAATTAATGATTTTTTTCTCTAAACCCAGTAGATATAAACAGTAGGAGAATTTCTATGAATGATAAATTAACACATATTGCCAAACTACTCCCCGATAGCTTATCCGAAGCCGGTCTTCAAGAGGTTTTGAAGATGGTTAATGAGGCTGTTGAAGAACGAGTCAGTGCGGAAGTTAAGTTAATGGAGGCCAAAGTAAGTGGTTTCCTTCGTACTAAGATTGCAGACCTCAAAGAAGTAGCAAAGAAAGAAGTTGAGTCCGATGACGAAATTCTCCGTGGTTACAGAATCTTTGAAAGTATTCGTGCTATGGTCGCCGCTGAAGTCGAAACTTCCGATGTTGATTCTAAAATTGCCCAACAAGCTCAAGAGCTGGGGGAACTCCAAGAGAGTATAGCTGCTGTAAATCAAAAGCTTTCTAACTCTCTTCATGAAAACACTATACTTTATGGTAAAGTAGAGAGTTTGAACGAAGCAAACGAACAGTTGACTGAAAGTGCTAAACTTCCGTTTAAATCTTCTGAGTCCGCCGTTGTAATTACTAACGAAACCGATTCGAGCCGTCCTTCCCCGGAAGCGGCTAACAATATCTTCCTCACCGAAGACGTAATAAACCTGTCAAAGCAGGAAGCCCTTAAAGGCTAAAAAATAAAAATTATGTTAAATTCTGAAACGAATAATTCTTTATGTGAGAAGTGGGAGCCAATCCTGGAAGGAATCACCGATGACTCAACCCGTCAGATGACAGCCGTTCTTTTGGAGAACCAAGCCAAGAGTATTCTTACCGAGAACGCTCGCGAGTCTGGTACTCTTGAAGAAGCTACAACTGTAGGTAACCTCGGCACTTTCCAAAAGTTCGCATTTCCTCTTGTTCGCCGGGTTTTCCCGGAACTTATCGCCAACAAAATCTGTGGTGTACAGCCCATGCAGGGTCCTGTGTCTCAGATTTTCTATCTAGGTTACAACCGTATTGGTCGTGACTCTGGGGGTACCACTAACTCTGAAGTAGTCTACTCTAAGTACCGCATGGTATACGCAGGTCGGATGGGCAAAGCCCAGAGCAACCTTGGCTCTTTGGATGACCAAGCCGCACGTTACAGCGCTTCAAGCTGGGCTTCATTGTCTGGTTTGTCTGCTACTGTAGATGGTCAGGCTAGGACTCACAGTTTGGCTGCTGCTGCAGCACAGGGCGTGAACGCTGTATCTGCAATGACTGCTGGTGCTCGTATTGCGAACTTCCCTAACTCAGGGATTGCTGGTCCGCAGTACTTCGTGTCTGCTGGTGAACGTCTTGCTGGTTCAGGTATTCCTGAAGTCAACTTCACTATTGAACAACAGTCTGTGACTGCACGTACTCGTAAGTTCCGCGCCCTTTGGACGTTGGAAGCTTCACAAGACCTTCGTGCTTATCACAACCTCGACCTCGAACGTGAATTGACTGAGCTTCTTTCTAAGGAAGTTGCTTTGGAAATCGACCGTGAAATCGTTGAATCTATCCGTACGTTAGCTTATGGCTATCAGCCGGGTTCTTTGAACAATGGTACAAACGAGGACTGGTGGGGCTACACCAATGGCGGGAACTCTAACAACTTTGGCAACTCTCAACTAGGTCAAGGCGCTGGAGGAACTGGTGACGGTGTCACTGAGGGTGCTCAAGGTAGCTTTGAATATGACCAACCACAAGGTAGTAACGCTAACGATACTTGGACGCAAAACCAGTATGGTTTAGGTAGCGCACAAGACGCACTGGGTATGCCAACTGCGGCTTCAAAGGGCTCTAACGTGTTTTATGTTGACTTCGGTACTACGGCACTTGGACTTGCTCCTCGTCACGTAGGTGAGGTATACAGTAACTTGGTTGCTGTAGTTAACTTCGCTTCACAAGACATCTACAGAACTACTCTTCGTTCTTCTGCAAACTACATCGTATGTTCACCTTTCGTGGCTGCGATGCTTCAGTCTGCGGCTAAACTTGAAGGTGGTATTTCTCCTGGTGAAGCAGGTACCCTTGGGGCTACTATTGAGTACAAAGGTAAATGGATGGGTTCTTACGATGTGTATGTTGACCCGCTTTATCCTGAAGACGAAATTCTCCTTGGTTATAAGGGTGCTTCGCCGATGGATGCTGGCTTTGTGTACGCTCCGTACATTCCGCTCCAAATGCTTCCAACTATCACGGACCCACAAACGTTCCAACCAAGAAAGGGTTTGATTACTCGCTATGCGACTGCTCAAATTAACCCTTCTTCTAGGTTCTACCGGATTATCCGTATTGTCGGTGCTGATAGCCGATACCTAACCACTCCGTTCCAGAAGGCTTCGAACTTCTCGAACCTCGGATATGGTGCTTACTAAGACTTCTTAGTATAGTAATAAAAGAAGCCCAGCTATTTTGGCTGGGCTTCTTCCATATATAATAGTAGTATGGCACGTGGACCAGTAAAACCGAATTTTCAATGGGGACCCTTTGTGGTAGACCGCCATGGTGCAGGGTCAAATGTATCTAATGTTACCGCTCCTTCGGGGGATATTCCTTACGATTCTCTAAATAGAAGGTACTTTTCTGAGAATGTAGAGTTTAACCGCTTCTATATGATTATTAAAGATTGGGTTAAGTCGCGGTTAGGACACCCGGTGGTTAGGGTTGAGCTCGATGATTTTCAAATCCTCACCGCTATTGATGAGTCCATAAGCAAACTGGACTACCATGCGCCTGATTGGTGTACCCAACTGTGTGCTTTTAATACTGTAGCCGCCGCTAACATGTATGAGCTACCGTCATTTATTGTAAACAACTTTAGATATTCGGCGTATAAGAAATCTCTGCTCAGTGTCCCACTAGCGGGGCAATCCCTGGAGATGGATTTCTTCATTAAGTATTTTCAAGATAACTTCCTGTTCCAGGATTTCGCCGTTAGCGATTTTCTCCTTATGAAGATGCATCTTAAATCAATTAGAAAGATTTTAGGGCGCGAAGGATCTTTTCAAATCGTCAACAACAAATACCTTATGGTATACCCAACTCCCGTAGCGGATGATTCCGAAACTGTTGTAATTGAGTATAAGTGTCTTAACTCAGATACCTTACACCATTACTTTATTAATTGGATGCAAAAGTATGCATTAGCCATCTGCAAAGGAATCCTTGGAGAGATTCGTGGTAAGTATGCCACTCTCCCCTCTCCCCAAGGCGGCGCACAACTAAATGGTCCTGCGCTTATCGAAGAATCCCAAAGAGAGATGGAACTCCTTGAAAACCAATTGCTTCAAGAAATTGAAGAGCCAGCCGTATTCACTACTTACTAATGGTCGAAGTATCTGGACCCCCGTATGACAGGTATCCTCCCATGGTGGATGGAACCAGAGAAACGCTTTACAATGGTAAACGTCTCTCTAATGTTTTTGATATAAAGCGTCAAATCTTTGAAAGGGAAAATAAAAATTTTAGAAGCTTGGAGTTTTATAGAAAGACCTCTAGGGAACTTTTAAATCTTTTTTCTGACGCCCAAGTCTTAGGTGCCGATAACCAAATCCAAAGTGTTAACTGTTCTTACGCTAATTACGAAAGAGCTATCGCAATGCTCTTCAAGACTCGTAACCTTACTTTACCACAAATGACCTTAGCAATCTCGGACACGGTAGAGGACCTTGAAAGAAGAAAGCCTAATACTGATATTGAATTTTGGACCATTCGTGACAAGAAAAGAAGGCGCTATACCCGGGTAGCCGCGATGTCCCCCAAGGCTATCAAGGTGTCCTACCAATTAAATTTATGGACGAGGTATGTGGAAGACATGAACCAACTTATTGAATATGTTATGGGTAAGTTTCGTCCGCAACTTCGGGTAGAAACCGATTTTATCACAAATGCCCCTGCGTTTATTACCACAATATCGGACAACTCTACACTAACCCCTCCGGACAGGGAAGATAGAATTATCAGGAAAAGCGTTACCTTTGAAGTTGAAACATGGATGCCTACGAGGAAGTATATGATCCAGAGTAATGGAGCTATACGGGAGATGAGGTACGATCTTGCATTAAAGACGAACATTGCATTCTCCGGAACAGAAACCCCTCCTCCATCGATACTCTCTACTTCTGGACAGCAGATTGCTATAGTGTATCCCCCTTCATCTACTTAATTTTTAAAATACGACTTTTTTTGGACTCGAATTAACTAAATAATAGGGAGGAAGAAGTTTATGAAAAATCGTACAATTGTAAATATCGCAGGGCAGGATCTAGAAATAGTTTTAAAGTCTGGTAATCTGTTTGAGCATATCTGCTTGGGCGCTGGACAAAAGATTTCTGTTCCGGAAAAATCTATCACAGACCTTTGTCTGGAACTCCAGAAAAGACATCTCCTCAACATAATTTAAGGTAAAATATGGCTAATTTCGTTTCCCCAGGTGTATACACGATTGAAAAGGACGTATCTGATTACGCTCCTTCTGTCAATCCATCTATCGTTGGTTTGGTAGGATTCGCTTCTCGCGGTCCTATCGATACTCCAACCCTACTAACTAGCCCTGCACAAGTACTTCGGGAGTTTGGTACTCCTGACCTCGTTACTGGTGGACAAGGTATTTATGCGGCTTTAGAAATTCTACAAAAAACTAATCAAGTTTATTACGTTAGAGCTGCAACGGGACTAGCGAAGGGTGCTAGGTTCACGTTGGCTCTAGCAACTCCTCCACTTGCTGGGATAGACGTTCGTCAACTCATGCAAGGTGACTATGGAAGCAACTGGGAGATGAATGCCTCGTGTTGCGCATGGAGATTTGATATTGATTGTTGGAACAAGCACGGTACTTCTGTAGGACCCACCACCACCTGTTATGCTTATCGTGATCGTGTATACGCTTCCGCAACGTCAGACCAGATCTGCAAGTCCCGGTACGACATAACGAGGGCTGATTGGATGAACGCTATTGCAGCTGGTCTAGGTATAGCCGTTAATCCGGATACTGGACCTGTTTGCTTTATACCGAGTGGCGGAAAGACTGCTAATTTTGGTGCCTTCGTAGCTAGGGAGCCGGGTTGTACGGAGACGACTGCTGCCACAATGACCATTAAAACTTTTATCGCCTCTTCCCTATCCGTTGGCGGTTTGGGCGACGCTGCGGATGGTAACGGGAAAGTCTTCGACTACAGCGGGACAGCGGCATCCGCCACCCCGTTCGATGTTAATAACATGAATTGGTCTGCTACTCCGCAGACCGCCCTCAAAGAGCTGCGCCTGCTAGCTGCTCCTGACAACACAGACGGTCATGAACTCTGGTTCGATGCTTCTTGCGCTATCGCGAATGAGGAGGGACCGGGCAGTCCCTACTCTGCGTTGGCCAACCCCGATTACGGCGCTTGGGGAAAGGTTCCTTCTGGAATCCGATTGAGCACCGTTTCCGATTTCGCTGCTGGCGCATACCAAGTTCAATCTTTGTATCCGGGACTTGGTTATAATTTCTCTACTCTGGACCTCAAAAAAGGGGGGTTACAGTTCCGTGGTTTACAACTCGATGTTACACACACTAATGACAATGGTCGCTTCGTACTCAATGTTTACTCTGACGCTGGTTTGGAAGAGAGTTACTCTATGGGGATGTGGAAACCGGAAAGACCAACACCCACCTCGCCAAAACCTCGGAGCCTTTACCCCGAAGATGTACTTAACATAGGCGTAACAAATGCCGTTTCCGAATACGTAAAAGGAAATTTTTATCAGTATGATGACGAATTAAACCCTTCGGGCACAAATACATGGATCCCCGGAAACGCATTCAAATCTCCTGTGCCAATTGTAACGAGCTACCGTTATGGCACAACCGAAGTCACCTCTGACGGGACAGAAAGTCCCTTCAAGTGTCTGACTCTAGAGGGTAATTGTGGTACGGCGGATCTCTTTGACCTCTCAGGAGGTAAGAATGGTGATG